CGCCACCACGCCCGGCCGGCAGCACCCAACGACGCGTGCTTCGGGACCCGCGGCGCCGGCCCGGGCCGGCGCCGCGGGTCCCGAAGCACGCGTCGTTGGGTGCTGCCGGCCGGGCGTGGTGGCGGTGGGCATGGTCGACGCCGCAGGCCGCGGCGTGGGATGACGGGTCGGTCCAGGTCGTGTTGCGCCGGGCCCGCCTCGAGGACATGGTCGCCGCCCTCGAGCACATCGACCTGGACATCCCGTCCGACCCGGACGAGCTGGCCGGCTACGTCCTCGCGCTGAAAGCGACGCTGGCGGTCCTCAAGTCGTCAGCGGCCGGTGGAGTCACGGTGATGCGGGAGATGCGCGAGCTTGACGACCGTCTCGGGTTGACCCCGAAGGCGATGGCGCAGCTGCGCTGGACCGTCGTCCCAGACATGCCCGAGTCCGCCCCGCCCGGGGACGAGTCGTCCGAGCTGGTGTCGCGTCTGGCCGATCGGCGTAGGAGGCTGGCCGATGCCTCGTGAGCGGATCACCGCCCCCGGCCACGACCGTGACAAGTCGCTGGGCTGGCTGGCGTTGGCCTGGATGGAGCACTTCTGCGTCCATGGGCCCGGCGACGTGCAGGGACGTCCGCTGCGGGCCGGAGGCGACGGGCTCCCCCTCGACGACGAGCTCGCCGTGTTCATCGTCGACACCTACGGGCTCAACAGCCGGGGCCGGCGCCTGTACGACTCGGTGTTCCTGTCGCGGGCGAAGGGCCGGGCGAAGTCGGAGCTGGCCGCGTTCTTCGGACTGTTCGAGGCGCTGGGCCCGTGCCGGTTCGCCGGCTGGGCGCAGGGCGGGGAGCTGTTCCGCTGGCGGGACTTCACCTACCGGTACGTGGCCGGCGAGCCGATGGGCCGGCCGGTGACGTCACCGTTCGTGCGGTGCCTGGCCACCGAGGAGACCCAGGCGGGCAACACCTACGACAACATCTACTTCAACCTGACCGAGGGGCCGCTGGCCGAAGGCCTCCCGAAGAACGCCGCGGGTCTGACCCGGGTGTATCTCCCCGACGGTGGGGAGATCCGCCCGTCGACCGCGTCGTCGTCCGCGAAGGACGGCGGCAAAGAGACGTTCACGGTGTTCGACGAGACCCACCTGTACGTCATCCCGGAGCTGCGCCGGATGTACGTGACGGTCGACCGGAACTGCCGGAAGCGGAAGGCGTCGACGCCGTGGGCGTTGCAGACCTCCACGATGTATCAGCCTGGCCAGGACTCGATCGCGGAGCGGGCCCACACCCGGGCTCGGGCGATCCTCGAGGGCCGGGCGCGGGAGGCCCGCCTCCTGTTCGACCATCGGGAGGCCCCGGCGGATGTCGACCTGCGTGACGGCCAGGCGGTGATCGCCGCGCTGCGGGAGGTGTACGGCCCGTTCGCCGACCAGCTCGACCTCGAAGGCATCGTGGAGAACGAGTTCTGGAACGTGGAGAAGGACGTGGAGGATTCGCGCCGCTACTTCTTCAATCAGCCGACCGCGGCCCGCGACGCGTGGATGACCCATCCGCAGTGGGCGGCCTGCGAGGCGGCCGGTGTGGCCCCGGCGGCGAAGGACACGATCACGATGTTCTTCGACGGTTCACGCTCCGATGACGCCACCGGGCTGGTCGGCTGCCGCGTCGACGACGGCCACCTGTTCGTGATCGGCTGCTGGGAGAAACCGTCGGGGCCGGGCAGCGACGGGTGGGAGGTCCCCCGACCCGAGGTCGACCGGACGGTCCGCGACGCGTTCGACCGGTACGACGTCGTCGCCTTCTACGCCGACGTGAAGGAGTTCGAGCAGTACGTCGACGAGTGGGCGGCGACGTTCCGGGACCGGCTCCTGATCGACGCCACGGCCGGCCGGCACGCCCATCCGGTGGCGTGGGACATGCGGGCCAGGACAGCCGAGTTCACCGCGGCCGCCGGCCGGTTCCTCGTCGACGTCGAGGACCAGGCCCTCACCCACGACGGCGACCCGCGGCTCCGCCGACATGTCCTCAACGCCCGCCGCTCCCCGAACAAGTGGGGAGTGTCGATCTGCAAGGAGGGCCGCGAGTCGCCCAACAAGATCGACCTGGCCGTCTGCGCGATCGGCGCCCGCCAGGCGAGACGCGACCTGATCTCGTCCGGGAAGCTGGAGCGGCGCAAGACCCGCACCGGGAAGGTGTGGTGAGCCGATGCCCCTGAGCGAAGCCGACGCCAAAGACCTGGTCGCCCGGGAGCTCCTCCCGGCGTTCCTCGCCGAACGGGAACGCCTGGACCGGATCGACCGCTGGTACCGCTGGTCCCACGACGAGCCCCACTCGCCACGTCAGGCGACCCGCGAGTACAAGGAACTCGCCGGCCGGGCACAGACACCCTGGCTCGGCCTGGTCGTCACCTCGGTCGCGCAGGCTCTCTACGTGGAGGGATACCGGCGGGCGCGGGAACCGGACAACGCCGAACCGTGGAGCTGGTGGCAGGCCAACGGGATGGACGCCCGGCAGGTCGCGGTACACCGGGCCGCGCTCGCCTATGGCCTCGCCTACGCGACCGTCCTCCCCGGTGAGGACGACACCGGTACTGCCATGCCGGTGATTCGGGGTGTGTCTCCGCGGCGGATGATGGCTTTCTACGAGGACCCGGCAGACGACGACTGGCCGAAGGTCGCGTTGCGGGGCGACCCGGCGAAGGTCGACGGCCAGCACGGCTGGAAGCTGCGCCTCTACGACGAGACGTCCGTCTACTACCTGAAGGCGGCGGGCGGGGCCATGGAGCTGGAACGGGTCGAGGCCCATGATCTCGGTCTGTGCCCGGTGGTCCGCTACGCGAACATGCTGGACCTCGAGGGCCGAGCCGACGGGGAGGTTGAGCCGTTCATTCCCGTCGCGGCCCGTATCGACCAGACGGTGTTCGACCGGCTCGTGGTGCAGCGCTTCGCGTCGTGGGTGGTCCGCACCATCGCGGGTATGGCCAAGCCGGACAAGCCCGAGGAGGCCGCCGCGGAGAAGTTGCGGCTCAAGGTCGAAGACATCCTCGTCGCCGAGGATCCCGACACGAAGTTCGGGTCGCTGCCGGCCACTCAGCTCGACGGGTTCATCAAGGCCGTCGAGGAGGACATCCGGGCGCTGGCCGCGGTGACCCAGACCCCCCCGCATCATCTCCTCGGCCAGATGGCCAATCTGTCCGCCGAGGCGCTCGCCGCCGCCGAGGCGTCCCTGTCCCGCAAGGTCGAGGAACGCAAGCACATGTTCGGCGAGTCCCACGAGCAGGTGTTGCGCCTGGCCGCCACCGTGGCCGGCGACACGGCCGGCGCCAGGGACGTCTCCGCCCAGGTTCGTTGGCGGGACATGGAGTCCCGGTCCCTGGCGCAGACCGCCGACGCTCTCGGGAAGCTGGCCCAGATGCTGGCCGTGCCCGTCGAGGCGCTCTGGGAGCGGATCCCGGGTGTCACCCAGCAGGACGTCGACCGGTGGAAGGCACTGGCCGAGCAGGGCGGCGGACTCGAGGCCCTCATGCGCGAACTGGCCGACGGCCAGACCAGCCCGGCAGGAGAGCTGGTCTGATGGCGGCCACGAGGGAGGCGGCCCGGCTGACCGAAGCTCACCGGCTCGCCCAGGGACGGGTCAGCGCGGCGACCGTCCGTCGGATGCTGTCCGTCTGGCCGCTCCTCCGCGTCGAGGACCTCGACGCCAGCTTCCCCGGCTGGCTGGCCGCCGTCGTGCCGGTGGTCCGGGCGGGGAAGACGACATCGGCCCGGATGGCCGCGAACTACCTGGCGACGTTCCGGGCCCTCGAGCTCGGTGTCGACGCCGCGCCTGCAGCGCCGGTCGTCGCCGATGAGGTCGACCCGGCGGCGGTGTCGGCCTCGATGCTGGTGACCGGCCCGGCCCGGATCCGGGCAGCGTCGGCGCGGGGAGTGCCAATCGCCCGGGCCGTGGTCCTGGCGCAGACCGCGTCGGCTCGGGCGGCCGCCCGCCACTCCCTGGCCGGCGGACGGGACACGATCGAACAGACCGTGGCGGCGGACCGTCAGGCGCTCGGCGTGGCCCGCTCAACCAGCGGCTCGCCCTGCCATTTCTGCGCCATGCTCGCCTCACGAGGACCGGTCTACAAGTCGGAGGCGACCGCCGGGCTCCGGCCCCATGACGGCTGCCACTGCCAGCCGGAACCGGTCTACCGGCGTGACGCGGCGTGGCCGGCCGGTGCTCAGCGGTACCGGGAACTGTGGGACGAGACCACCGCCGGCCTATCCGGCAACGACGCCGTCAACGCGTTCAGGCGGGCGCTCACCGCCGCCTGACACCCCCGACTCGCCCACGGGGCGAGGTTGCGCCCACGGCCGGCGCTCAACGGCCGGTGACTCCCCACGGGAGGGCCTCATGCCATCGGAAGACCCGCCGGCCAACCCGCCGGCTGAGAAGACGTTCACGCAGGCTGACCTTGATCGGCTCATCGATGAGCGGCTCAAGCGGGAACGGAGCAAATTCGCCGACTACGACGACCTCAAGACCAAGGCGGACAAGCTCGCCGAGCTGGAAGCCCAAGGGAAGACCGAGACCCAGAAACTGACCGACAAGCTGGCCGAAACCGAACGCCGCGCTGCCGCGGCTGAGGCCCGGGCCATGCGGATGGAGGTCGCGGCCGAGAAGGGCCTGACGGCGTCGCAGGCGAAACGGCTCGTGGGGGAGTCCCGCGAGGACCTCGAAGCCGACGCGGACGACCTGCTGAAGACGTTCAAGCCCTCAGGGGCGAACGGCGACGGCGCCGCCGACGGCGCCGGTGACGGTACCGGCGGGACGAAACCGCCGGGCCGGCCGACCGAGAAGCTCCGTGGTGGGGGAGACCCGACCGAAGAGCCCCCGGTTGATATCCGCAAGGTCGTGGAGGGCATCCCCCGCGGCTTCTGAGATCCCGCACGGTCCCCGCCACGGGCGCCGTAGCGGTCCCCAGCCGTATTGAGCCCTAGGAGGTTTCCCCGTGGCGAACGAGTTCATCAAAGCCCAGCAGATCGTCGACGCGGCTGTGCTCCTGCTCCAGCGGGAGATCGTCCTGCCCCGCCTCGTGTGGCGGCAGGCCGACGCCGGGTTCGTCGGAGCGCTGGACGACACCGTCACCCTGCGGGTCCCGGCCGTGCTCGACGCCCAGACCCGCGCCATGCGGTCGACGACGGCGATGACCCCCCAGGACCTCGCCGAGACGTCCGTCGCGGTGAAGCTGGACACGCATGTGTACCAGCTGCTGAACATCACCGACGAGCAGCTCACCCTCGACATCACGAACTTCGCCCGGCAGATCCTCGCCCCGCAGATGCGGGCCGTCGCCGAAGGCATGGAAGACGTCATCGCCACCGCCCTCGGCGCCGCCACCTGGGACGCCGCCGCCGTCCCCTTCGTCGAAGGGACCGACGACCCCTACGACGTCGCCGTCGACGCCCGCAAGGCGCTCAACGACCTGAACGTTCCCCGGACGGGCCGCGCTCTGGTCCTCGGGTCTGCTCTCGAAGCGGCATTCCTCAAGTCCGACAAGCTCTCCAAGGTCAACGAGTCCGGCACCGACGACGCGTTGCGGGACGCCACCATCACCCGGGTCGCCGGCTTCACCGTGGTCGGGTCGAACGCCATCGACCCGAACGAGGGTTACGCCATCCATCAGACCGCCATCGCGTTCGGGAACGTCGCTCCTGCCCTCCCGGACGGCGCGGCCATGAAAGCCCGGGTCGCGACCGACGGTCTCGCGATGCGCTACCTGCGGGACTACAACCCGACGAACGCGACCGGCCCGGTCGACCGGAGTCTCGTCGACGCGTTCGTCGGCGCCGCCTCCGTCGAGGAAGGCGAGGAGGGTTCGGAGACGAACCGCCGCGGCGTCGAGATCGCCTTCACCCCGCTTGGCAGCTGACCCCATGGCACTCCCGCCGCTCGCCACCGTCGACGACCTGGCCGCCTGGGTGGGCACGATCCCCCAGGCCGGCGAGGCACGCGCCGAAGCCATCCTGGCCGCGGCGTCGCTGCTCGTCCGGTCCGAGACACGGCGGGTGTGGCTGACCGAAGACGACGACGTCGACGACGACGACCCGCCGATCGACAACGACGACGTCGATGTCGCCCGGACCGTCGTCGTCCAGGTCGCCCAGCGGGTATGGCGCAACCCCGGCGGTCTCGTCTCCGAGACCGCCGGGCCGTTCACTGACCGGTGGGCGGACTGGGCCGCCGAAGGCCTCCGCCTCACCGAAACCGAAAAGGAGATGCTCGCCCCCTACCGCACCGCCGCCTCCCCGAAACTGTGGACACTGTCGACGACCCGCGGCGAAGTGCCCGACATCGCGTCGATCTACGTGAACGTGGCCGGTTCCGACGAGCCGCTCCCGGTCAGTAGGGAGCCGTGGTGACCGGCGAGACCGTCACCCGCCTGCGGGCCGGCCGTGTCGAGGACCGCTACGGCAACCTGGCCAAAGACTGGTCCGAGGCGGACAGCGTCGAGATCGGCGGCTGCCTGTTCGCTCCCGCGTCCGACCGGGAAGACACCGGGGCCGGTCGGGAAGGCACCGTCGTCACCCCCGTGCTGTACTGCCCGCCCGGCGCGGACATCTCCGCCACTGACCGGGTCGTCGTCCGGGGCGTCACCTACGAGGCTGACGGCGGACCGTCCGACTGGCGATGGCCGTCGACCGGTGGGGGCGCCGGGATCGAGATGCCGCTACGGCGGGTGGACGGCTGATGCATCCGGCCGCCTACGACTACGTGGCCCGGACGGTCGGGTTCTGGGGGCCGTTCGGCCGGGTCGTCGAGATCGGCTCCCTCGACCTGAACGGCTCGGTCCGCCCCTTGTTCGGCACGGCCGCCTACATCGGCGTCGACGTCCAACCCGGGCCCGGTGTCGACCAGGTCGTCGACCCGGCCCTCACCTGGGACCCGCCGACCCCGGTCGACACGGTCGTGTGCTGCGAGGTCCTCGAGCATGTCGAGGCCTGGCCGCAGATCCTCACCGCGGCCCGCCGGTGGCTGCGCCCCGAAGGGTTCCTGATCCTCACCGCGGCGGGTCCCGGCCGCCGTCCGCATTCCGGGGTCGACGGCCGCCGCCGGCTGCAGGCGGGGGAGTGGTACGCCAACATCGACCCGGCCGACCTGGAACGGGAACTTGTCACCGCCGGGTACTGGCCGGTCAGCGTCGACGTGTGCGGCCACGACGTGCGGGCCGTCGCCCGCCGCCCGCCCCCCACCTATGTCGGGATCCCGTTCGTCGACGAGGTCGACCGGACCCGGGCGCTCGTCGAGCAGCTGGCCGCCGACCCGGTCGTCGACGTCGTCGTCTTGGCCGACAACGGGTCGGCCGACCCGGCCACGCTCGCCTGGCTGGCCGGCCTCGAGGGTGACAGCCGGGTCCGCTGTCTGCGGTTCCCGCCGCTCGGCCCGGGCCGGTCGCTGTACCGGGTGTGGAACACCCTGGTCGACGAGGCGACAGCCGGCCGGTGGCAGCCGGTCAACTTCGCGTTGCTGAACAACGACGTGCGGGTCCCCGACGGGCTGATCGGCCATCTCGCCCGGGCGCTCCGCTCCGCCTCCCCGAAGATCGCCGCGGTGTACCCGGACTGGAACCGGCCCCTCGCCGACGGTGTCGACGTCACCGGCACGCTGACCCCGACGCAGGGTGCGTGGCGGGCCGGGGGCCTGTCCGGCTTCGCGTTCATGTTCCGGGCCGAGCTCGTCCACGGCGGGCTCCTCCCACGTTTCGATGAGCGGTACGAGTGGATCTTCGGCGACGGCGACTGGGTTGAGGCCCTCGAAGCGGCCGGGTTCACCGCGGCGCGCGTCGAAGGCCTCCCCCTCGAACATGACCGGTCGGCGACCGCCTCCCAGACCGGCTGGGTCCCGGCCGCGAAACGCCGCGACGTGGAACGCCGCAAGGAGAAGGTCGCGGCCCGATGATCGACTTCTCCGCCCGTGAAGCCCACTTCGCCGACCATCTCGCCCCCGTCTGGCATCAGCTCCCCGCGGAACTCCGCGGGACGTTCTGGGCCGGGCCGCCGGCCGCCGCGCGCCTCGCCGCCCTCGGCGTGCCCGCCACCGTCGGTGAGCCCCAGGCTGCTACCGGGCCGGTGGTGGTGGCCGCCTGGGGGGACCTCGCCCGGGTCCGTCAGCAGCGCCGGCCGATCGTCCTGTTCGAACACGGCGCCGGCCAGTCCTATTCGACCCGCCACCCGTCCTACTGCGGCGGCCGGGGCCGGGAGACGGTCAGCCTGTTTCTCGTCCCCAACGAACAGGCCGCCGGGCGGAACCGGCGCTACTACCCGACGACACCCAACGTCGTCGTCGGCTCACCCCGGGTCGACCGGCTGGCCGGCATCCGCCGCCAGCCCGGCCCGCCGACGGTGGCCGTGTCGTGGCATTGGCGCTGCAAAGTTGCCCCGGAGGCCGGTACCGCGTTCGACCACTACCGCCGCCACCTGGCGTCGTGGAACGAAAGTCTCGCCGCCCGGGGAATCACCCTCCTCGGCCACGGCCATCCCCGCATCTTCGACGAGGTCCGCGTCCACTACCACGCCGCCGGCATCGAAGCCGTCGACAACTTCGACGAGCTCGTCGCCCACGCCGACGTGCTCGTCTGCGACAACTCGTCCGCCCTGTTCGAATGGGCGGCGCTCGACCGGCCCGTCGTCGTCGCCAACTGCCCCCGCTACCGGCGGCGAGCCCGTCACGGCGGCCGTTTCTGGGACTGGGCCGACAGCGGCACCCAGGTCAACAGTCCCGCCGAGGTCGTCCCCGCCGTCGTCGCCGCCTTCGATCACGACCCGGCCGCCGCCCGCCGCCGGGCCGTCGCCGCCGAGGTGTACCCGATCAGAGGCGCCGCCGCCGCCCGCGCCGCCGACACGCTCGCCGCGCTCGTCCCGGTGCCCGCCGCCACAGGAGGAGGTCCCTGATGGGCAACGTCCGGATCGTCGTCCACCGCAAAGCGGTCGTCGAGCTCCTCACCGAACCCGGCGTCCGCGACGACCTGGCCCGACGCGCCGGGCGGATCGCCGATGCGGCCGGGGCCGGCCATCGGGTCGAGACCGGAACGGGCCCGGTCCGGGCCCGGGCGGCGGTCATCACCGACACGGTCGACGCCCGCCGCCGGGAAGCGACGGAACGGTCCCTCACCCGGGCGGTCGACGCCGGCCGATGAGCTACCCGGCCGTGGTGTTCCCCGACGCTGAACAGGTCGTCGTCGGCTTCTTGGACGACGCGCTCGCCGCCCGCAGCGAAGACGCCACGGTCGTCACCATGGTCCCCAACCCGCGGCCGGTCCGCATGGTGCTCGTCCGGCGCCTCGGCGGCCCCCGCCTCAACCTCGTCGCCGACGACGCCCAGATCGGCGTCGAATGCTGGGAGGCCAGCCCGGCCGGCGCCCACGACCTCGCCCAGCTGGCCCGGGCGCTGATCCACACGATGCGCGGCCAGACGATCGGCGGTGTCCCCGTCTACCGCGTCACCGAGCTCGCCGGCCCCGCCGACCTGCCCGACCCGCTGTCCACCCATCCCCGATACGTCTTCACCGTGCAGATCGCCATGCGGGGGACCCAGCTTCCGCCCGCCGCCACCCCCGAGGAGGGTTCCTGATGGCCGGAGATATCGACAACCCCCGCATCTGGCTCAACGCCGACGTGTACGTCGCCGACCCGGGCACGGCCGCCCCGACGGGTGTCGCCGACGCCTGGCCGGCCGGCTGGGAGCCGCTCGGGCTGCTGTCCCAGGACGGCATGACCGAAACCCGCGAGCAGGAGGTCACCGACCACTTCGCGTGGGGTGGGATCCTGGTCCGCACCACCCGCTCCAACCACAAACGGACGATCGTCGTCACCGCCTTGGAGGACAACCCGGTCGTCTTCGGTCTCGTCAACCCGGGATCCGAATCCGAGACCGTCGGCGGGATCACGACCCGCACCGTCAAAGTGCCCGGCAAGGACCCCCGCGCGTTCGGCCTTGAACTCCGCGACGGGGACATCACGAAACGGCGGATCATCCCCCGCGGTGAGGTCGTCACCGTCGGCGAGGTGACCCGCTCCGAAGACGAGATGGAGATGTGGGAACTGACCATTAACGTCTACCCGGACGCCGACGGGGTCCTCTACACCGACATCACCGACGACCCGCAGGCCGACGACAGCGGCTCGTGATCCCGGCGGGGCGGCGGCTTCTCACGCGGGTCCCGCCGACCCCGCCGGGCCCTCACCGGCCGCATCGCCCTGACCCGCGACGGAACGGAGGAAGACCCGCGTGAGCAACGAACGGCGCCGTGTCGTACTCAGCGACTACCGGCAACGCAAGATCGACGAAGGGGCCGTCGACGTCGAACTGGCCGACGGCACCACCCTCACCGTCCCACCCCCGCACGTCTGGCCCGACGACGTCGTCAAGAAAGCCAGAGCCGGTGACCTCGAAGGGTCCGGTATCGCCCTCCTCGGTGAGGAGGACTACGCCCGCTGGTGCGCCTCCGGCGGCAACGGGTCGCTCCTGGCCAGCCTCATGGGCGACGAGTTCAACCTCGACGTGGGGGAATCGGAGGCCTCCTCGAGCTCCTCGACGAGCACGGGGAGGCCGTCGAAGCGGACCTGATCCGCTACTACCACCTCGACCTCGCCCGCGACCTCGGCAGCCCCCGCCTCTCCTGGCGTCGGCTCCGGACACTCATCCACCACCTCCCCGACGACTCCGCCACCGTCCGGGCCATGACCGGCCCGGCCGCCCGGTGGACCACCACCGACTATCTCCTCGCCGACATCGCCGACACGCTCCGATGGGCGAACTGGCAACGGGGCGGCGACAAACACGCCC